CCGCCACTACCAGAAAGCCTTAATGTGGATTGGGTTCCCGCTGCCCCTGGTCTGCCAACAGCACCTCCACCACCTGCTGTATAGCTATTGGTTGCGCCGCCAGCGCCTGCGACACGGGTTGCATCATCAGTCGCAATGCCACCACCAGCACCACCACCAGCACCACCATATATTGAAGAACCTCCTGCAAAACCAGTACTTACACTAACACCACCACCACCGCCACCACCAAATTCAGCATTTCCACCATTAGCATTACTAGCAGAGGCAGCTCCACCAGAACCAGTATTGTTTGTAGTAGTACTACCGCCAAAAGTTGTATCTGATGGTTGACCACCCGCACTAGCAGCTCCAAGCACAGTAGTACCCGCACTAGCGCTTCCACCACCACCGCCACCAGCATAAGCACCACCCACACCACCAGGCCCACCACCGCCACCAAAAGAGGTTGCAAAAGAACCAAATGTTGTGTTTCCACCTACAGTTCCATTATTTCCACTTGTGTCATTTACTAATACTGCCGCAGCACCAGCACCACCAGCACCGATAGTCACGGCAACAATAGATGTAAGATCACTAGCTTTAAGTGTGAACTTAACTAAAGCACCACCACCGCCACCTGCACCGCCATTCCTATTAGTAGTAAGCGCACCTCTACGACCAGAGCCACCACCTCCGCCAGCGCCCCAAAGTTCTACTTCAACAAGAGTAGCATTTGGCGGTTTGACCCATCGACCAGAAATGGGAAACTCTTGAACATTTCTGGCTCGGCTAGTTACAGCATAACTAAACGCACTAGGTTGGTTTGGTTGAGGCATTTTAGTAATCTCCACCTATTGCAGAAACAGCGATAGCAATGTTTGTACCGCCAGCCGCTACAGTTGTTCCCGCATAGATTTTGTAAGTTCCAGGGATGTTCAAACCCACATTAGGAAGAGTTAGCGGAAAAGTTGTTAATGCAGTTGTTCCCAAAGCGGTAACAGCAGTTGCAGGAATAGCAACTTCACCTAAAAATTGGTTGTTAGTTGCCGTAGTGTTTGCTGCACTATTGTTGATCCAGAAACGAACCAAAGTAGCCGCTGATGTGCCAGAAGCCGTAGCGCCATTGGTTGACGACAAACGACAAATAATCTGGTCAATGCGAGAGCCATCAGCACCCGCAGTAAAGATAAGTGCCATAGGTGTTCCAACGGCTTCTGTGCCATCAAACGCTTTTGTGTTGGTCATTGCTGTGCTAAGAACAGCGTTAAACGCCCCAACATTAGGGGTTGCTGTGAAAACTGGTGCTGCTGCCATGATTAAAATCCTCCAAAATTTGAATAAAGAAATAAATTAGAAACTACATCACTACCACCACCGCCACCCGAAGATGAAATAGTGATTGATCCCGCACCATTTAAAATGGTGACTCCTGAACCAGCAGTTAATTTTGCTTTGGTAAGCGTACCGCCTGTTGAGTTTCCAATTAACAACTGTCCATTGGTATAACTAGATTGACCAGTTCCACCAGTAGCAACTGCTTCAATTGCTGTAGTGTCTTTTTTGGTTGCAATAGCTATCGCAAGATTGTTAAATTCGGTATCAATCTCAGTACCTTTGACAATCTTCAGGGGATTACCTGAAATTAGACTGTCTTTGGTAGCGAAGTTTGTACTTTTTGTGTAGTTACTCATAATTTACCTCTTAGGCTATTTTGCCATCTTTGGCTTGAATTTCAATCTTTTGCAGAGAAAATGGAACATTATTAACTGTAGTTTCATAACCAGTTTGAACAATCTTTCCAGCACCAGAAGCATTGGAAAGTAGTGTTTTGATTAACACGCCACTTGTGTATTCAGCAATGCCATATTCAGCAATGCCATACTCATAACTTACTTGTGTAGGAATGTAGATATTTTCTGATAGGTAAGAGCCAGAATAATCAAAGCCCCACTTGATAGTTAGAAACTGGTTTGAACCACCAATCACAATTGCAGAAACAGACTTTAAAATTGAAATCTGATTTGGGTTGCCAAGGTCTGCATTGTTTGTGTAATAGGCAAATCGATATGTAGATGTGTCATCTAAATAGCCATTGTATTTACCGATGTACCCATTTTTGCCAATGTATAAGTCACCATTTCTAAGTGATCTAGCAGAAGTTGGTGCAATAGAATCCCACTTAGTAACCCTGTAAGCGCCATCTTGCAATGTTTGCTTAGTATCGAAACAATAGACTTGAAATGTTGCAGGTAAAATAAGCAGATAAAAAGCATCTTTTTCTGAATAAACAGATTTAACATTGGCTAATGTTTCGGCTGATAAAGATGAATTAAGGTCAAAACGAACATTCTTAGAGAGGTCTCTCAGGGGTGCAGACTTCTCTTGAATTGTCCTCATCAATGAGCGAACACCTGAGTCTGACAAGAAAACAACATCAGAGCCAATACTTTGAATCGAATCCCTAGAGATACATCCAATAGAGCCAATTGTGTCGCTCAGAACAATTGAAGCAGGTGTAGAAGCACCAGAGTAAACAAGAATTTGTCGTTTACCAAAGATAAACAAGAAATCATTGTGCGCTGCTAAACCCATGATCTCATCTGCACCATTAGGCCACACACGAGAAATATCCAATGAACCTGAAGTTCCACCACCCCACACATGACCTGCAATCAGATCAGAGAATGAAATAGTTACTTTGTCTGTAGCAGTATTAGCCACCCACAAACGACCAAATGCTGATATAGCAATATTGGCTTGTGGAACTGTAGCTACATAGCCAGTTTTTTCAGATACTCTGCGATAAGTAGTTGTACTTACAGCAGGGTCATAAATTATTGGGTCATGTCCTGTTTGAAAGAAATATGCAATTCCATTCAAAGTAGCGCATTGCCAATTAGATGCCGTAATAGTAGGAGCAGTACCACCACCACCATAGGTCAACTCAACCACAACATTAGAAGAGTCGAGTTTGAATATCTTGTTGTTACCAGCAAACAGAATGGTTAAAGTTCCATTTGTCTGAACTAACTCATGGATAACACCAACATCATTAGCACCCAAAGCACCAGATGAGGCATTAACCCTTGTCCAACCTTTTCTAGCACCTATACGACCATACTGATCCAAGATGCAGTTAGTTGCAATCAAAGCAAAGCCAGACCCCAAATCAAGGGGCGAATCTTCAGTATTCAGGCCATAAAAGCCTGGTGCTGAAAGACTGTAACTTTGTAGTTGTGCTGCCATTAGACCGCCACGAAATTATCTTCAGGATAACGAGTGCTTTCCAATGCAATAGCATCAGAGAGCATTCCTCTAAACAAGGCATAAGCCTCATTAGAGTTTGTTCCACCATCCTCACCACGCTCAATCAAAGAACGGGCATAAGCACTTTGAGCAACTAAATAATCCAAAACTAATACTGAATCACTATCTGAAGACAAAGCAGCTTGTGGAACAGTCAAATCAAACAACAATGTATATGCGCCATCAGGAACGGGAAATAAATCAACCTTCGTATCGCCATTAGCATCAACTCCACTAAAGCAGAACTCTGAAGGGATAGACTGTGAAGAAGCAGAAAAGTTTAATTTGCGATTCATGTCCGCAAAAGCGATGTTTCTAAGACCAATTAGACTTGTTGTGTTCAACGCATCATTGATACGAAACTTCTGTCCTGCTCCTGTCAAAGCATAAGAACTTGTGCCACCAGTTGTGGTTACTGTGATTGTTTGTGAAAGACAATTCCAATTATAAGAATCTTCAATTTGACGCTTGGCATCATTCACAAACTTGCCAATCAAGGCAGAATATGTTGTTTCTCCAACAATAGAGACTGTGCTTTCACGCAAGCGAACTAGCACATCGTTAACAAGTTCTAAATAAGTCATGTTCGTTGCGCTCCATTAACCTCAAATGTTGCAATAATGCTCATTGTTGATGCAGTCTCTGAAGTTGCAATTATGTAATCACCCTCTTCCATAACGAAAGATGTGTTTACTGTAATTGGATCAAGAAAAGACTTTGCAACAACGGCATTCTCAAAGGTAATTGGTATAGTTGCCGTAGCACTTAAGTCATACCACGACAAACTAATAAACTTATTTGTGGCAGTAGAGTTGGCAGCGTGCAAGCCTGTACATCTGGCGTAATAGCCAGTAGGCACTGTATACAGCGTAGTAGCTGTATTAGCAGTTAAAACTTTACCAACAGATGTTGCTCTCACTTCATATTCCTCTTAGAGATCGCTTTAGCCTTAGCTTTAGCGTCTTCCTTGGACGTTGCGCCCCAAGCTCTAAGAGAAAGTAAAAG